CAATCAGTCTCTTAGCGCAGTGACAAACTTAGGGATGATAAAGTTAGAAACTTTCAGTTCAACTAGCTCTATTTCTAGCCGTGATATTAGTGTTGATTATTCTGCTCATACAAACTTTCGTTTGATTATGAATGTTGTCGGAGATGCGTCTACCCCCGCAGATGGCAAAATGACATGGAAAAGAAGTGGTCAAGGTTCTTTTGATACAAGCGGTTATGGCGCACAAGGAGGGCTAGTGGATGCAGATAACAACCACTTAAATGAAAATGGCACTGCATCTTATTTATATTGGAATTACTCGCAATCACCAAACAAAGGATTTGCTGTAGATTTTTGGTTAAATGGAATTGGCTCATCAAGTCAAGGAAATGCAATGTCATGTATTACTACCACATATGGATTGAATACAGGATTCTCAAGTTTCGTTTTAGGTGGCAGTTACTACGGCGCAAACGCTACAAACAGATTGACTGATTTGCAAATAGGTTTTGCTAGCGGAAACATGACGGCACTTCATTATACGCTTTACGGAATGGGTTGAGGCTGATGAAAGACGTACACACCGACATAGCGATTATCGGCGGCGGCATTACTGCTCCTCTTTGGGTCAATGCTTTAACAGGCTGGTTTGCTTTGGCTACTGCCATCCTATCTTTTGCTTTGGTTTGCGGCAGAGCTTACTCTATGTATCGGAAGCGCAATGATAGCTGAAACCCTTGCGGGTATTGCTCTTGTTAAGTCGGCTGTAGATGGCATCAAGTCTGCTATCGGTACAGCTAATGACATAAGCGAAATAGCTGGGCATATAGATAATCTGTTTCTTGGTGAGCAACAGGCTCAGAAAGCTAGAAACAAGAAGTCTGGTGCCAGTCAGTTCAACGTCAACACTGTAGCCAAAGAAACGATAGATGCAAAGCTGGCGGCTGAAAAGCTGTATGAAGTATCTGTAATGGTAGACCAGCGTTTTGGTCACGGCACTTGGCAAGGCATTGTTAATGAACGTGCTAGACGGATACAAGAAGCCAAAGAGATAGCAAAGCAAGAACAGATAGAGCGTAACCGCAAGAACCATGAGATGATGGAGATAGCTAAGAGCGTAGGCATATCCCTTATGGCAATTATCTTTGTGGTTGCATGTATTACCTTCTCAATAATGTTTGCGAGTGAGTAATGTTTACAGCAGTCCTTATTATATGTGCTCCGATCCTAAGTGATAACTGCATAGAAGTTGTTGACGCTAAAGGCCCCTATGAAAAGCAAGCTCACTGCATTGAACGTGCTTTGCAAATGTTTCAAGATACTCAGATATTGTTTCCCCCACCATACAAGTCTGTTTCCTACAGATGTGATAGTAAATATAAGAGGGTCTAATGAGTGCTGAACAGTTAGTAGAATGGAAGATTATCCCACGCCTTATGATGCTTGTGATGACGCTTATGTATATCAGAGTTATTGAATGGGGCATTAGCTTAGAAGACTTATCTACACAACAGAGTGCCATGATAAGCGTTGTTTCTGGTGCAATGACAGGGGCGTTTGCAGTCTGGTTAGGTAGCGAAAAATGAAACAGGCGGCTACAAAGTTAAATGAGGCAAGCGAGATAACGATCCCTTTACGCAATCTTATCAGCATGATTGCTTTTACTGCCGTATCAGTTTGGGTTTACTTTGGCCTTACAGAACGCATCAGTTTCTTAGAACATAATCTTGAGCTTACTATGGAAGAAGTTGAAGAGAACGATAACTGGATAGATGACTTTGAGCCGCCTCAGTCTGTGCAGAATACAGTTGCTAGGGTTCATCAGCTTGAGATTGAATTAGCCAAGTTAAAGTTATTGATGGAGATGGGTAAATGATTCAGTTGCTAGGTGTTGTAGGTAATCTTGCCCAGACATTTCTTGAGGGTAAGGTAGATAAGCAAAAAGCCAAGTCAGAGATTATGAAGACTGCGGCACAGCATGATAGCAAGTGGGAGCTAATCATGGCTGAGTCTACTAAGGGATCTTGGAAAGACGAAATAATTACCATTATAGTTCTAATCCCTGTTGTTTTGGTGTTCATTCCTAGTATGGAAGATGTAGTCAAGGCAGGGTTCGATAGGCTGAATGAACTACCGGATTGGTACCAAAATATATTATATGTTACTATTCTTGCAGGGCTTGGCCTTAAAGGTGTAGATAAATTTAGGGGTAAATGATGCCAGCAAAACGTGGACTATATGCAAACATCGCGGCTAAACGCAAACGTATCGCCGCTGGTTCTGGTGAGAAGATGCGAAAGGTTGGAGCAAAGGGTGCGCCTACTGCTAAAGCTTTTAAGCAATCTGCTAAGACAGCAAAGAAGAAAAAGAAATGAATGTAACTCAGCTACGGGTTGAGCTTGCGGAAGATGAAGGATGTAAGTACGAGATCTATTTAGATCATCTTGGCTTACCCACATTCGGCATTGGTCATCTTGTAACCAAAGAAGATAAAGAGTACGGCAAGCCTGTTGGCACAGTCATTGAGCAAGAGCGAGTACACCAAGTGTTCAATCTTGATATGGCTGTAGCTGTTGATGAGTGCAAAACTCTTTACTCTGATTTCGATGAACTGCCGGAAGAGTGCCAGCACATCATAGCTAACATGATGTTTAACATGGGCAGACCTCGACTATCAAAATTCAAAGGCATGAAGGCTGGCGTTGATGCTGGTGACTGGAATAAAGCCGCAGATGAGATGGTTGATTCTAAATGGTACACACAAGTACCGAATCGGGCTAGGCGTTTAGTAGACCGTATGAGGGCCGTGGAGAGCGACAATGCCTAAGTCTCCCGCATGGACCCGCAAAGCAGGGAAGAACCCCAAGGGCGGTTTAAACGCCAAAGGAAGGGCATCTTATAAAGGTGGCAAGCTAAAGGCACCAGTAAAGAAGGGCGACAATCCTAGAAGAGCCAGTTTCCTAGCTAGGATGGGCGGTATGCGTGGGCCTGAGAAGAAGAACGGCAAGCCGACCAGACTGTTGTTGTCTCTTCGGGCTTGGGGTGCAAGCAGTAAAGCTGATGCCAAGCGCAAAGCCTCTGCTATATCTAAGCGTAATAAGGCTAAAAAGAAAAAGTGACACGAAAGGGGGGTTTTTGGCCCCCCTTTTATTTATATTACAAAATCCCCGCCTTTATATATGTATATTGTAAGCTGGTCTTTTATCCTCTCTTGCGTCCAGATACCTTTAGCTGTTGTGCAGTCAGGCATCATACCTTTACCAGCAGGGAAGTAAGGCTCTAACTGATGAGCCTCACCGATTCGATACAATCCCCAGCCATAGCTAACAAGAGTGTCAAAGTAGTCTTCTGCAATTTGCGCGGCATCATCCCACCTCTTTTCTCTTTCTGTATTTAGAGAAACAACAGTCATCTTTCACTCCATCGTGACATAGTAGAACTTGGTTGCCGTTGTAAACCCAACCCCCGTCCATTACATTGTGTATCTTGTTGCAATATTCGCATTGCACATTTCGCACAGAAGTAACGATCTTCGATTGTGGTTTTCGCTTCCTCATTACAGTCCTCACATAAAGTCTTTTCCATGCAACCTCACCAATGTTTTTCTAGGTATAAACCAAGTACCCCCAACACGCTCTGCTTCAAGGGAACCGCTTTTCAAAAGCCTATACATCTTATTCATGGTTTGCTTATTGTCAGAACCGAAGATGATCATACACGCTTCCTTGGCTGTGTATAAAAGCTTATCCTTTACATCCTCACGATCCTTAGAAGGGAATATCGTCATCAACAGGCTCCTCTTTAGCTGGTTCTGCTGGCTTGTATTGGCTGTCAATCGCTTCAGCCATCGGTTTTAATCCGCCTTGAGACACACCATCAGCAATATTATCTGTGCCAGTTGTGTCATACTCACGAATCTCAGCAATGTCGATGCCAACAGTGCCATCATCATTCTTAAATATCTGGACAGAATGTTTTACCCCAGCACGAAAGTTTATATCTGCTGGTGAGCCATCACGATAAGGTTGCCAGCTAGAATTACCGTAGGCTGATTTTGTTTTGCCATCAGTGTTAGCGAAACAACGGATCTTACAGATTTTAACATATTCTCTTCTACGCATTTTATAATCCTTTCGGCTTTAGTTGATTGCTACGCAAGACGATACGCTCACGCAGTAGTTTATAAATGTCAGGGAACTCATTTTTAGCCAGTTCCATGTGTTCTTTTACCCACGGTGTTTCGACCCAATGTTTAAAATCTTTCTGTACTTTAAGGTTTGGAAGCTTAGTGTTCACCTCACCCATAAAGTTGTTGATCTTTAACTTGATAGAAGGGTCTACCTCTGGTTCTGGTTCTGGATCTACCTCTGGTTCTGGTTCTGGATCTGCAACAGGGTCTTTCTTTGCGTCCTCTTTCCTGCCGACTGCATCCATTTCATTAGCAGATGCATACTCACCACCAGCCAGACCGATAGAGCTTAACGCTCTACCGATAGCAGATGTTTCCGCATTTTCTAATGCAGATGTTTGATTAACATGGCCTTGGCCTCTTATCTCTTCAGCCATACCAGAGCCTATCTGGATGCCATCAGCATTAGTGATGATAGCCTTGATAACTACACGCTGACCATCATCAACTAAGACAGATGTATTAACGCCGCATGATATGCCAAAGTGTCTGCGGAAGGCTTCCATGCGATGCACAACTTGAGTGTACATCTTGCCGCCACGCTGTTTGACACCATGAGTTTTGTTCAACTCATTGACAGCATCCATACATTTATTTAGATCGCTCATTATTTCTCCTCTCAAAATTGTCAGCTAACAGGTTAGTGAATACTGTAAAAGCATTTTGCAAATCAGTAAGTTGTTCGGTTAATTTTTTAACCTCATCGCGGCACTCATCTATGTGTTGCCACATTTCCATTTCTTGATCAGTCATAGCTATCGCTTCCCCAAGATTTATTGCCGTAAATTTGAACTGCTAATTGCATCATTTTGGTTAGCTCTTTAATAGAACAATCAACTGCATCTGCTTGAGATGTACCGTCTGGGGCCAAGCACCATTCTAACTCTCTATCAAGATAATGTTGACACGACTTAACAAAGTCCTTGTATTTAGGGATTTGCTGTAAAAGTTCATCTTCATTCCAAAGGTATTCATTGTCACCTTTGTCTGTGGCATCTTCATCCCATCCGTGGTCTTGTGGACTGAACCCATTATCAACACACACAATTTCTTCCCAGAAAAAAGTAATAGACTTCTCTTCTTCTAAGTATTTATGCTCAACGACAATTTCAGCATGATCAGCTTGATATACTTCGCACAAGTCAATGCTTTTGCTGTGTTCTAAAATTGCTGGCGTACATACCTTTTCGTATTCTGGTGAATAGAATGTGGCAATGCTATCTCTGTCGGGTTGATTTGCTTGCACAGCATCATCCCAGCCAAGTAAATCTGGTTTGCCTTTGCTGTCGAACTCTGGAAGCACAACATCGCTGTATTCTATATAAACCTCTGTGCATTTATATTTTCTTTTAGTCATTATCTTGCTCCATGTAATAATCTTTATGCCACATTATTAGCTGACCTCTGCCAGATGCACCCTTTGCCTTGCGGTCATCCACAAAGATAATTCCTTTTTCTTTTAGCTGTTTGTATCTAGCGGTGACTGTGCTATAGCGGTGTTGCGGCAGGGCATCTAGGACTTGATCAGAGATACATCCTGCCGCACGAAAGCTTTTAATAGCTTCCGCAACGGCACGTTCCATTGCACTGACTTCCAGACTTTGCGCCGCCTCACGGCTAGTCTGGGGGTCAGTCTGCCGATACAGCTTATAGGCTGGTGTATCGAATAGATCGTTCATCTGATTCTCCATACCTTTATTGCTTCTTTGCCCTTGCTGATGACAGAACGAGTGATAAGCTGGTTATCTGTATTTCTGCGATGCCAAGTAAAAATCCTAGCTGACTGTCTGCGATTTGGGCAAATGATGTAGTCATTGACTTCCATTCTTTTGCAAAGATTAGCAATCTGTTTAGGCGGGATTTTTCCTGCGTTATCATCAGGCCAATTAAAGGCAATTTCTTTACCTTCTTTTGCGCCACTAAAATAACCCCAAATTTGCTCGAACATTCTTAACTCCATAATTGTTTTGCGATATCGACCCATGTAGATCCATGCCTTCTAGCAATCTCATTGAAATCAGGTTCAACAAGAGAAGCTAACGTGCGCCATGAGCCGTTAGATGCTTTGAGAAGGTTCTGGAATGTCATCCACGACCTGACTACTTCAGCATACGCACGTTCTAGTGAAGGTTCTGTGAGTAATTCACAATTCTGTGAATTAGCAATGTGGTATCCAGATGCAGTCACAAAAAGCAGTGAAGGCATCTGACCAGTGGCTTTCCAATATACCGCCTGTTGCCTGACTTCTGACCATGTTGGATCAGTCTTTGGCTTGGGTATGCGCCACGTTCTTGTTCCGTCTTTTTTAGGGGGATTGCGTAGGCTCAAGCTAATCTTTAGATCTGCTTGTATACCACCCGCACTATAATCTTGGAAAAGCATAACAGGTACATCTAAACCATCTACGTTATGCCATCTCTGAAACTCACCCTCAAGTAAGTTTGCTTTGCTAAAACATTCTTGAACAGCGGCAACACCGTTCTCTATAATATCCGGCAGTGTTTCTCTGAAGGCTTCATTCTCTTCGGCATCTTTGCCGCCATCCCAATCATTAGGTTTATATTCATCAAACTTAGACATTGCAGACCTGATTGATTCAGCCATAGACAACCCCTCTTGTTGACCAAGAAGCTCATCATAATCCGTTAAACCTAAACGGGCATCTACACCGACCTGACCAGCTATACCAGCCATAGGCCGTGATGACATAGGAAACCGCATTTTGTGTTCAGCCATCCCGTAAAGTTTAAGAACACGCTGATCAACAGTAATGTTAGCATTAGATACGCTTTCATGCTTTGATGATAAACTCTTGCGATATTCTGGTAATTCATTCATAATCTGTTCCAATCAGTGGTTAGTAACCATTGTCTTACACAACAACTTGCAAGGCTGTCAAACTTTTTTTAAACTTTTCGAAAGCTGGAAGGGGATTGAGATGGAATATTATATTGAATGTTTAAAATGCAAAGGTAAAGGCTGGGTTTATGAATCTAGTATTCATGATCTTGGTGATGTAGTGCATGAGGATTGCTTTGCTTGTGAAGGCACGGGCAAGGAAGCAGTGGCAGAAGAATACTTTGAGGAGATTAGAAATGCCGGAGCCTTGTTATGACTTATCGCAGACCATTACCTGTCGTTACGCTCATCAAAGTGAGCCTGTTCCTGACGGTTGGCACTTCTCTTTATGTTTGGGCCATCATGGGTTTTCTGGGTATGGTATCTTGACCAGACAAAAAGATGACTTCTATCCAACACCAAGGGAAGCTGTTGAAGCCCTGATGAGTGTTGAGAAACTTCCTCATAGTATATGGGAGCCAGCTTGCGGCAATGGTGCTATCAGCAAGCCTTTAATAGAAGCTGGGCATGATGTTATATCTACTGACCTAAACGATTACGGCTACGGTCAAACTAATATAGATTTTATGATGGAGCATAAAGCTCTTGCACCTGCCATAATTACAAACCCGCCTTACAAATTTGCAAATCAGTTTGTTGTTAAGTGTTTAGATTTGGAAGTTCCTTATTTTGCTATGTTGTTGCGCCTTGCTTTTCTTGAAGGTAAGCAACGAAGGGAAACTATATATAACAGGCAAGCACCAGCTAGGGTTCACGCTTTTTCTGAACGTCTGACGATGTGGCGCGGAGATGAAGAGCAACCAGAAGGCACCTCTGGCTTTATAGCCTTTGCTTGGTTTGTCTGGGAGCAAGGCAACACTGAAACTAAATTGGATTGGATATAATGGGTAAGCTATCTCGCAACAAGGGAGCTAATTTTGAAAGATGGATCTGCAATCAGATCGACCTAGAACTTGGCTTCCGTCCACAACGCAACCTCTCTCAATATCAGAATAAAGGGCAAGCAGATATAGTTATCCCTCTCTTTAGTATAGAGGCAAAAGCCTATGCAAAAGGACACACACACAAAAAAGATTGGTGGAAGCAAGCTTGCGATGAGGCAGGCAATCTTGAGCCTATCTTGATATATAAGTTTGATTACCAAGAGCCTAGAGCCGTTGTGAGGCTTGGCCTAGTTCTTCCTGATTGCATTGGCAATGAAAGAGTTTGCACCCTCTCTCTCAATGACTTGTGGTATGTGATGCGTGAAAAATTTGCAGAAGAGGGGATGGACGAAACAAAAAATCCATGATATTTAAGATTTACTCACATTGTTTCGCGGCAGTATTGTGTCGCATTACTGTATCTCTCTTTTTTTAAAAAAGAAAAGCAACGTGTCGTGTGACACATTGCTTCTCTGCTCCGCGGCATTGTATTAGTTTTATTTCTTTATCTCAGTAACTTTGCTTTCTTCAATAAACCTTCTAAAATCGTGCGGGTTTTGATAGCTAAGAAATACCGCTAATGCTTCCTTCATTTCTTTGACTGTTGGCGCATCTTCTGAGTCATCAATAGAGATGTCTACTTTTAGACTAAACTGTTTTACCCATTTCATTTTTGCTTCCTCTCTCTCAATGCTTCGCAAAGCTTTTCTATTGTTTTGGGGATGGCTCTCTGTCCTGCTTCATAATATGCATAAGCTCTGACAGATACGCCTATACGATCAGCCATTTGAACCATAGTCAAACCAAGCCTAGATCGTTCTGCTTTTATTTGTTCTTTATTCATGTTATACCTCTCTAACTCAGATTGATTCCCTGAGTTGTTGTTGATTGTGTTAGGCTAGGCATTTTCTCCAATGGGTGCCTAGCCTTTCTTTATATTGCTCCCTCTCTCTCAATGGGTTCGCATAGACAGCTAATAACCCAACCGACAAGACGCGAAAGATCTTTGTCATGGATCTGTCTAGATAAATCGCAATGCGATTGCTTGCCATAGCCATGAACAAACCAGCCCCCATTTTTGTTCTGAATTTTCCAATCTGTTCTCTGGTCGTTGATCTGAATAGAAAGCAAGCCTTGTGCTGATTGCAAGACGCGCACCTTGTCATAACCTGTTACGTTGATCATGATGTTGTCCTTTCATCTAAGCGTGTGCAGTGTGTAAAATGAACTTGCGCTTTCCTGTTAATTTCTTGGCAATATCAAAAGCGGCTTCCCTCATAGATGATTCACCTGATCCCCCCCAGTGCCGATCCATCTTAATTCCAGAATTTAGTATTGCATCTTCCATTGCGGCAGATTCTTTGCAGTAACCATAGCCACCAGCTTTCCCATAGCCGCTAGTGTAATGTTCATCACCTGATAGCCAAGCAATGCAATGAATAGTCTGGCCCGTATTGTAAAAGCGAAAGCGGCAAGGCGTTGATCTCTCGCCTTGTATGATTGCGATCTCTTTGTAAAAACCATGCGCTACTTTATCGCGCTTTTTGCCTACGTTGCTTTCTGTTCTTGATACAAGTTTTTGAAATTTAATTTTCATTACTCTGATTCCTTTTGTTGTTATGCCATTATTGGCGGTTTAAACACCTCTCAGCGTTTATCGTTGCCTTGCCAGTGTATTAGTACCGACAAGGCAATCATAAAGGCTGTTAAGCTTTAAAAGACGATTAGAGATACCCATAAGCAAGCGATCATCGTTGCTAGGAATAAAAAGCCGATCACAAATTCAGCTATTGTTTCAGTTGTTGTCATTATGCTGATTCCTTTTCTGCTACTGATCCACACTCTTGGATGAAGTTGCTTGCTTTCTGAGCTTGTGCAAATGCTTTGATCATT